ATCCCTCTGTAAAGAGGGAACACCCAACGGCCGCAAGGCCAGACTCTCACGAGTTTTTTTAAACCCTTTCGGGTCTCACCTCACGGTGGATTTGAATGAGGTTTTACGCTCATATTCTCAGGAATTTGTTTCCCTGGGCGTTAGGATGTCTACTCCGAATAGTAGGCAATTTTGTCCCGATTGGGACTTTAGCACTCACGTGCTAACAACCAAGTCGTTTCCAGCGACTTGTATTCTACGGTATGGTTCAAAAGGAACACATACCTGCTCTTGTGCGGCGACGCACAAGCATCGTGATCTCTTCGGATTTCTCCGAGGAGTGTTAGTTCCCGCCTTTACAAGCGGGATTGACTATGTTCCGCAGACAAAAGTCTGTTGGAACGCTGAAAATATCTGGGAGTGTCAACTCCCAAGATCATTAACCGGCCTGGATAAACGGGTCGATTTCTATAGCCTGCCAACAATTTGGCACGCACAAAAGGTCCTTATGACAGGGACCTGGTGGTTTCCCCGATTAATGGGGAAGAAAACGGAAGCTGGTAACAGCATCCATGGTAAGGCGGTTTTACGCCTGTTAGCAGGTCTAGGTACTTATACTGGACCTGAAGAAGTCTGGCAATTAGTAACCAGACGTATCTCCCGTTCGGGAGTTAATAAGTTGCGAAATATTCTCGCAACTTGTGACGGGCTGATAATGCAGCTCGTACTCAGTTTCTTCGAAACTGATTTTCTAACCTGGGAAAGGTTAGACCAAGTGATCTATTGTATGATCACACAACTCCTCCCGGATTATTTTCGGGAGGGTAACGATCGGGATCTTTCCCGACTTTCTACCTTTGAAAAGGTAAAGAAATTGCGTAAGGCAATTAAATTGGCTGGGTTTAATCCCCAGGCAGACGTGGCAGATGTAAATGTGCCACAGGAATTATCGTTCTTCCGAACGATATGCAATATGCTGGGCTCATCAAAGGCCCCGCTAAATATGGATAGAGTGATGACACTATCCCAAACTCGCGGCTCCGGTGTGCCACCGAAGTCGGTTTTCCTCAAGACACAGAGGAAATTACGTGAGGTCTTAACGACCCCACCTGATCCACAGCGTTGGAACGCTGTGGCCTTTTACGTTGGTCGAGGAATCGACCAACTTTGTTACGACGTGTTTCACAACAAGTCGGAGGAGCAGCGAGAAAGGTTTCTTTCACGCTGCCTAGATAGGGCAAAGATTAGTTTGTCCGATAGTGGGGAGTTTTTCACAACTACCCAAGAAGGCGGGAAGTTGGAAGCTACCCGCAAAATACTGCATTCATTGCAGTCTGTCGAGGAGATAAACCTCGAAACCGGTATTAAAACCGGAAAGGTTCTCAATAAAGAGAACAGTAACGTGGGAGAAATGATCTTCCACTGGGCATGCGGTTTGTTTACAAATCGCAAAGAAATTTACCGAACAAACGTAATGTCGGTAAGAGTGTCCCTAGTGAGTGAACTAGGGAAATATCGTGGCATTACAGTGTCACATCTAGCACACAGCGTGTTATTACACGTTGCGTCACATGTCCTTCTTGAGTTTATCAAGGAGGTACCATCATCTCGCTCCGGGGTTTCCGCAGCGAATCACGCTTGGAATTTCTTCAAGCATTTGAGCCACAAGAACCCTGCGGCTTCTTTTATCTTTGGTGACAAAGATAGTTATGTTTTCTCAACAGATTGGGAAAACGCAACGGACTACTGCGATCACGCAGTAGCCCAAGGCATGATTAATAGAATCATGGATATCTTGGGTTTCCCCAAGTGGTATAGGCAAACGGTTTGCTTTGCCTTATGTGCTCCACGTCAAGTGGAGTTTATCGATGAAGAAACAAATCTTCTCGAACGGTACTACACGACACGTGGAGTACTTATGGGCGACCCTGTAACCAAGGTCGTATTACACTTGTACCATTTGGTAACAAGATATGCAGTGCGTTATACACTGCAAACTATGGATAACCATAGGCGGGCGCAAGCCCGCACTCGCGATCATTGACCGGCGATGCGCAACGCTGGTAAGATCCTCTTGTAAAGGAGGAACACCCAACGGCCGCAAGGCC